ACGATATAGCAACACGGTTACACTATATATTTTTATCGAAAAAATATATAATAATTTTTACTAAAACTCAGGCTCGTGTTTCTTGAACAAACACCCGGTTTTCACTAAATTCGGGATAGAACAGATAATATTAGGATCCTGTAGAGTAGACGTGTCGAGCCATATTTTTATAATACAAAAGTTTTTTTTAGGGGATATCGTGATCCCGTTTATATGTTTATTGTTCTCTTCTTCAGTACACAAACTCTCTCCACAAAGGAGATAAAAAAGATGTTTCCACACCTCCGGAACCAATTTATTTGTTACTTTGTAGGAAAAACACCCACCGTTTCTATTACGATGGTCTTCCCACATGGGCGTAATACCATTCCTCATAACGAACAACATGCAGTTTTTCACAATGTTCTCGTTTAACAAATCGTTTATCAGAATAACTTGTTCAACAGTATCTACCGAATTCATAACGATAGAATAACTGGACAATTCCCAATTTTTGTCGTTTGGTAAATGGTAATATACATTCCATTTATCATTCAAAGAATGATGTTGTTGGGTTTGAATACTCATTGTATCCATTTGGTAAATTACGCCCCGTAATATATATTTACAAATATCTTTATATGTTTTTACGTGCTAAAGATAAAAACTCTTGTCAGCCAATTAGACACCCATGATTTCTACGTCGTATCCTCTTTTATTGTCAAACTGAATATATTGACCGTAACGCAATTCGATATGATCCGCATTGTTATCAATTATTATCAGCTTATAACGTTTATCGAAAAAATAAACCGCACAATTATATTCTAAATATCTTTTTATGAAAAGCGCCGACAATATTCTACTACCCTTGACATAATAATCATCGCTTAATTCAATGTCTATATTTTGTGTCATGTTAGGATGCGTATACGTAATGCTTATAAACTTTACACTTGTTTTTACCAGTGGATATTCAAACGTAAAATTATTAGAGGATTGTATGTTAGTTATAACAAACCGTTTGTCGTTTTCACAGACTACAATCATGGTTTCGTCGACTTCATTGATAGCGTTCTTTAAAAACCCGAGATTTTCATGTATAGTTTTCAAATAATTCTTGGATATTCTGTTTTCAATCTCTATTTTGGCCACCAAATTATCCGGGACTATTTCGTCCACTATGGTATCTTTATAATGATACGTTTCGATAATTTGATCATGATCATTCATTAGTGACGACGTGGATGTCCACACATTACTGTAGGGTTCTACACGCAGACCATTTACATGTTTCATTAAAACATCGGCATAATAGGCTCCCTTAACAGCGGCCAATTTAACCATCGGATATCTGCGAAAAATCGCATCCTTTCTGTTATCTAGCATAACAATAAATTTACTGTAAAGTAAAAGTCCGGATAATAAATAGTTTTTGGCTGTTTTGCTAAAAAATGACACGGTTTCGTCGAAAAAGTTTTTGAAAAGATCCATGTTATTTTGAATACTATAGGAAAAACTTTATGTTGTTTCAAAATATATTTAGTAATTGTATATGGCTGTATCTCTTATTAACAAAATATTGCTCATCTATTTATCATTTATTTTAATTTATATATTGTATTCATTTTACTTATTCGAAAAAGAGAACCTTGAAAGTATATATATAAGCCTTGGAAATCATTTATCTGTATATTTTCACAAACTTGGTTCTGCTATATTACAGAAATCAAATTTTACGAGCAATGAAGAAACCACTAATTTTGTAAAATATTTACCTACCGAAATAATATTCGAAGATAATGATTTATGTAAAAGCACGTACGATAAGTTTGTTGAAAATGGAGTAACGTACGAAAATACAAGATTTTTATTTACGGGAGAATGGTTTATAAAAAACGATAATCATATGAAATTTTGGATATGTATGAAACCATTAGTGCACAGTATTTTGGACGAAGCGTTTAAAAAAACAGGCGTAAATAAATTAATAGATACTCCAATAATACATTTTCGATGCTCGGACATTCCTTTTACTAAACATAGTATGTATCATTTATACAAATATGAATTTTACAAAAGGGCTCTACAGGATATTATTGATAAAACCGGTGTAAACTATAATAAGGTAAAAATCTTATATTCCAATAGTCATCAATCTAATGAAGAATATGGTAATGCGTGCGATAAATATACCTCTTCTTTGAAAAAGTATTTGGAAGATTTGAATTATGATGTTGAAGTATACACAAATTCCGATATTGAAGATTTTGCCGATATGTTTTACGCCCCCGCAGTAATCGCAGGTTGTGGTTCTTATACCTTTATGAGTGGATTTTTCGGGGATGGTATTTTTATTACAGGTAAACATGTAGAAGAAGACGATGTAAATCAATCGCCATGTAAACTGTGTGATAATTGGATGTATGATGGGTATCAACTAAAGCACAAATATGTTGATGATTATATCGACACCGATAAAGTCACTAACATGTTACGAAATACCACCTAGATCTCAATCTTTTCATCGAATAACGAAAAACAATCCTTGTCATGACTAATTATTATTATACATTTTTTATGTTTCTTGAAATCGCGAATAATATCCAACAGTTCCTTCTTTAATTCGCCGTCGAGTGCATTTGTTGGTTCGTCTAATATCAGAACTTTCGAAGGATTGATTAGCCCCCCAATTACATTCACAACTTGCCGTTGACCGCCCGACAGATTTTCGCCTAGTGGACCAGCGGTTTTGCTATTTATATCTATGTTTTTGTACAACAGTTTGATTTTCTCGTAATTCATAATTTCGTCCAAATGTGCTTGGCACTTATTCGTGTCGTTGCAGCCGTACATCATGTTGTCCGATACTAATATGTCGAATAATTTTGAATTCTGGTTAACGTATGTTATATTTTTGCGTATATAATTCGCATCAATGTCTTTTATGTTCTGATCGTCAATGTAAATATCTCCAGAGAGCGGTTTATACATTTTCAAAAGCATCTTGGCAAAGGTGGACTTGCCCTTACCTGAAAGGCCAGTAACGCCGATTATTTTATTATCTAGATTGATTGTCAAATTGAAATCGGTGAGAACATTACTGTTGCTTGAACTGTATCGGAAAGAGATGTCTTGGAAACGCACCGTGTTGAATTCCAACACGACATCTTTATATGTCTTGTTGTAAATATCATTAATATCGTCGTATCCGTCATCCAAATTTTGGAAATGTTTCAACACCGACTCCGAACGACCGATGAATTCAATGAAATCGGGCACCTGTTGAATAATTGAAATCATTTTATCTCTGTACAATAGTAAAATCGAGTACAAAGTAATAAAAATGGTGAGAGAAACGTCTTTTTTGAAATACATGCTGATTAAGTATCCAAGACAAAAAAAGAGAACCACGTGTAAAATAATATTCATCGCAATGGAATTCTTATTGGTTGAAGAATAAAAATCGAACGCCGAATTTATTGCATTGTTGCTTTTCTCGTTGAATATATCTATTTCATTCTCGGTTTGACCACGATAAATGATCTTATCTATGTTATTCAGAATTTCCATTAAATAAGCCTCGTTATTGTTGACGTCTTTTTCGTATACTTCGTTCGCTTCTTTCATTTCTCGCCATGTATAATAAAGGTAACCGAATAATATTATATTTCCGATTAAAAACATGGCACCGAACGTCGTGTTTTGCATGAGAAAATAGATAAAAAGAATAAGCAAGAATGATATATTCGGTAATAAATAAGTTATAATATCCGTAAAAACCATAAAACATACGGAAGCTACACGATTAATTGGCGAACTTAACCTGTTATAATTCATATCACTGAAATTCTCATTGTTCATCAACAGTATCATGTTGATAAACTGTTTCTTTATCCATTGACGCAGTTTTGTGAGTAGTTTATTTTGGAAATATTTATAGAAATTGAATAGTAATACGTAGACACTGGAAATGATCACGAATAATTTGAAAAAACTATATACCAATTCCTTGTTATTTTTCTGTATGAAGAAAATGATTTTTGCTGTTATAAAAGACAAACCGTTGGTTTGAAATATATTAATGAGAAAACTGAACACAATCAATAAAATTGTGTTTATCTTTTCTTCGAAAAAAAACTTTTGCAATAATCTAAGAATAATATTCATGTATACTAGAGTTTCCGAAAAAAAAAGAAACAAATATTCTGTTGCATTTATAAAAATAAATTGTTCGAAAATATTTTTATGAACGAGAAGGTGTTGTAAATCCAGGCGTAGTTATGGTGGTGGGTGTTGTAAATCCAGGCGTAGTTATGGTTGTGGGTGTTGTAAAAATGGAACCGGTTGTAGGAACAGCGCATGCGGCGCCAGCATTAGAAGTGGTAGGAACATAGCAACCAGCACCGGCATTAGCAGTTGTACGAACGCCGCAACCAGCACCGGCATTAGCAGTGGTACGAACTCCGCAACCAGCGCCGGCATTAGCAGTTGTAGGAGCAACGCATTCGCCATCTTCATCCTCATCTATCTCAATATACTTTTTTACGTGTCCGGAACCTTTATGATGGTATTTATTATTATTCATTCCAACATCGATAATTTCCGGTGCTGGATTGTAGAATAAAATATCTGGATATGAAGTACTTATAAATATGAAAATGAATATGAATGCAAACATTAATATCAACAACAAAAACACCATTCCGAAATTCATTGAGCCACTAAATAAAAGAAATAAGAAAATTATAAAAATAAATATGATAAAGGGTAATTTAAAGTTCATAATAATAATATATGGTCATACATTTTTCCCTAAATGTCTAAAGAAATAGTATTTTTGTCGGAATTATTTCGTCTACGACTGGATTTTTTAGGAGCATTCGTATTCTGTAAATCCTTCAACGAACTAATCGATATCATGGAATCGTCATCGGTTGTAGTTTTTTGTTCATGAATATTCACAGTTTTCGGCTTCAATCCTGCTAATATATTATCAATATCTGTAGACTGAGGTCCTCTCATTTCATTTCGTTGAGGCATAGCCTGGCTTTGTGTTTCAACAGAAGGAACCGTATTTGGTCTAGCAAATGACCTGGTTTGTGTGGGCTCTTCGTTCACGTTTTTATAACCGTCAATGTCAACACCTCTCTCTCTAAACATCGGTCCTCTACTCGCAGCAATATCTGGACGATTATTTAGACCAGAAGTCTCTGTAAATGTCATTGAACCCGGTCTTTGGGGCGGAGGCTGTGTTTTCGTCTCAACTGGAGCGGGTGGTGGGGGTCCTCGCGGTTTATTCGCCTGTTCCTGCATGATATTATTCGCAAACGCAAAACCGGGCGACTGTTGGCTCATACTACTAACAGTGGCATTTGTAAACATTCTCATTAACTCCGGGCTCTGTTTAATAACATCATTGAATGCCGGCGTAGCACTGGAAAGCGCCTTGTTGGAAAAATTCAACACGGCTGCACTGAACCCTACTCTCAAAAGGAGGGAAATCTCCGGCGCCAATTTACCGCCCTTGTACTTTTCATGCAGTTCCCCGAAGATTTCTTCGTAACTGTCGAGATCTTCACTCACCTGTTCTCCCCATCCATCCAAATTTAGATCAAAAGGATTGAAAGCCGCATTTGCGTATTCCAACGAATTAATGAAAGTCATGAACCACCAACCCTGTAATTTAACACTATCCTTCTTTCTCTTGTCTTCCAATGCGGTCTCGTATTCGTCTTCGACTTCTTCGAAAGAGCTATCCATGTTGAAATGACTGTTACTTTTGACTAAACCTTTCTCGTGCCATTCGTCCAACTTTTTGATCATTAGTCTCTTTTTTCGGCGACGCTCACGATCGTTTAATTTAGAAGAGGCGGACCCCGCGTAATCGGGGACTTCGTTTATCTTGGAAAACCCGTCCCACGTTTTCGTGTTTCCGATACTTTCTCGCGTGGCTTGTCCTATATTGGAGTCGGTCGTCTCCGGAGGTGCAGTATCCAAGCCAACACTAGTACTTCCACCACCACTACTACCACCAAATCCAAATAAATTGGCGGCAAATCCACTGAGAGTTTTCGTTTCGCCGGTTTTAGAAGCCGGCGTTTCCTTGACACCAGATAATTCATTCAATTCGTTCTCTAGACTGTCCAATTCTCCTAAATCTAGCGAAATGTTTGAAGACGATTTCTTTTTATCATTCATAAGTAGTTCAATCCCAGAACCGAAATTCACTGAAGGCTTCGAGTTTGAATTATCGGTATTCAAGTTTAGCGAAACGGTTTCTAAATCATTCAATCCGATGTCTATGACTTCCATTTTATGATAATTATACACTATTTATTTTTAAATCATCCGCAACGAATTATATATTTGTTCGGCAGTCTAGATCGATAATGTTACGTTTTCTTTGTTTTTTAAGTACCAAACACCTTGTAGAAAACAATCCGCTAAATCGTCCTTCTTTTTCGTATCCAAAGTTATCTTCCATCCACGTAATTGCGCATTTTTTTCAATGAAAAGAGAACAATAATGAACGGCGTCCTTTTTGTGGGTTTTATAGTCGCTCCCATTACTCCCCGGGTTCTCGAATTCTTTTAATTTATTCACAGAAGAAACAAACTCAATATGTGTGTTGGGATTTACCATGATGAAATACTGGGCTAACATGCCTTGAATAGTTTTCATTCTGTTGGCAATTGGAGATATTTGGTTCTCTATTATAACATGTGTCACGTCTTCTCCTATACCATCCAATTTCTGTTTCATGTTTCTGCCGATTTGTATGAGATCCATATCTTTCGCGGACTTGCCTTTTTGTTCAACCAACAGTTCCAATAATTTAGGTTTTAGAAAGTTCTCTAAAGTCTCTACCATTTTCGTCTTTTGTAATCCCGTCGGAAATTCAACACCTAATTCTGATGCCACTTCCGACAACCGTTTGATGTTCATTTTTTTCAAGGATGCTGTTGAGAATTCCTTTTTGGGAATCATGTATTGAGAACATTCTTTAGCGTGTTTTTCACAATATTTTTTCCCGGTTTTTTGGTATTTCGCCAATTTAACACATGGTTTAGGAGTACTGTTTTTCTTTTTGAGAACATTAACACAATCGCATTTTTCAACAGTTGGTTGTTCATCCATCAAATTGAGAACATCCCATGAAATGATTGTTATCAGTTTCTCGGGCGATACCGAAAAAATGCAGTACGCCATGTTTTTAATTCCAACATCAAAGCTGATTAGTTTCATGTGAATATAATATGACATGAAACTAATTTTCTATACTATTTATGCCCGGTGAATATATTCAACCGTGTAGTGTAGGGGCAACCTTTCTTGCTTCTAATTGTTCTCTAGATAAATATAGATCCTTCAGATCACTGCTGGAGTACCCAGGAGGTCTGGTGGTGTCATGAATAGAAGAGAACAAATAGGGCGTGTTCTTCACACCGCCAGAAATGGTGTTTTTACTGATGCTGGGGATATCAATCGGGCGTTTGTAATATCCAACATCTGTAGACGACTCCAAAAAGTTATATTCCATAATTTCCTTGGCGTTTTCAGTGAGGAATTTACGGTACTCCCAATTCGATTTGATATTGTTCTTGGATATCAAATCTTCATTTATAGACGATTCCGGTTGCCAAGTCGCGGTTACGGATCGACCATCACTCATGAGAGGAGGGAATTCGGGGTATTTATTATTTGTCTTATATCCTAAAGAGCTAGCCGGTATGGTTTCTTTGAATACTGGAAATTGGGAATTATAGGATGAGTATTGAGACATGATATATATTTACACTGTAGAATATTATTCTAGAATGTTCTCTAATAATTTAATTAATTCGGGTTTCTTCATTTTACTTGCGTCACTGCAAAGACCCTTGTTAGTTACTAAATTCTTCAACTCTTGAACCGTCATTTTACGAATGACATCTTTCGTATATTCACCACTGCCAACAACGTTGTTGGATGGTGTCGCAGTTTCATCTACCTTTTCTACAGGAATGTTCTCTCGTTCTTCTTCTATATTTGTGATTTCCAAATCAACAGTTGTATCTTCCAATTGAATTATCTTGATATTGTCGAGATTTTCTACAACTATTTCGTCCGGTTTGTCGTCTTCGTCGTCGTCCTCATCGTCTTCGTCGTCGTCATCCTCATCGTCCTCGTCTTCGTCATCATCGTCTTCGTCATAATCATCTTCATAATCGTCATCTTCATCCTCCTTTTTATCCTCCTTTTTAACAGGTTCTTCTACAGGGGTAGGTCTTGATGTGGGCAAACGATCATCGACCAGCGATACGAAGATATTGTTGTCGGACATCGGAATGTTTTTTGTCGCCGAAGGAGCCTGGGGAGGAAAACAAGAAGGACCAAAACAATTGGAAGGAGAACCTGTTGGGAAACCGCTAAATTGGTTAATCTTAGTGTTGCGTAATATATTTAGCTCTTTTACAATATTGTTTACAATTTCAAACATGTTGTCCGATTTTTGTTCTAAAGACCCCAGTCTTTGTTTAAAATGATAGACCAATAACAAAATCAACAAAAACGATATCGCTAAACTAATAAAAAAGAAAGTCTCTACAAATTTGAAAGGTGCCATGTTTTATTATATTCGTATAAATTATATTGTATAATCCAAACGAATATGGAAAACCGACACACCAGAAATATTTTATTTATTTTTGTATTAGTTATGACTATTTATGCGATTTTAGCAACATTATACGCAATGATTATCGAAAACACCACTTTCATCAACCCACAAACGCCAGTGCAAAACCAAACCACCGTTTTCCCAGAATATACTGTTGAAGATACAGTGAACTATACTACCAACCGACTAGGTTCTCTTTTTGCCATTGTGATCGACGTTATAAGAGGTAGTATGGATATGTTTGGACATTTATTGAACGAATTCGCAACACCGTATGCTGTTGAGAAGTTCAATAATGTCGATACCGATCTGTTACAATCCATGTATACGAGAAACATCAGGAGAGAACGTTCTAGACTGGAATAAAAACAAAAGACACCAAAATGGTTTAAAGCCACAATATGATGATGTTACATAATACAACATAAAATGGAAGAATACGCCAAAGATATGGCGACTATTATGAAAAGGTACATGCCGAGTGATAATGTAAAATATTACAGCTGGTGCATCCAGGACCTAAAGTTCGAACTGTCGCACATTCATAAGAAAATCCTCAAATATAAGACGGACGTTTACATGTATAATTACATAAAAATGTATGTTGAACCGTCTCTTTTCGTCTCCATATTGGACGATATGGATGAAAGATCCACGGAGATCAATTATAGGATATTCAAGGATATAGATTGGTTAAACGAATGCATAAATAAATACGTGGTTTTTCATAACCAAAATGACTTAATTCGATACGAGAACATACAAGAAAAATTCGCGAAAATAAAAGAACTATACACGTATCTTACTGAAGAAGAACAATTCACGGAGATGATAAATCTAGATTATTTCTTCTATTATAACGATGTGGAATTCGATTTAGACTTGGAAAAACAGAAGGAGATTTTGAAGGAATACGAGGGTTTTGCGTATTATATAGTTAACCGTTTCGAAGAATACGAATTTGATGTGAATAATTATTCGACAAATTTCGAAAATGATATGAACTATAAAAAGGATCTGTTGGAGTTCCTGATCAAGTACCACAATGTAAAAAATTGAAAAACTTTTTATCTAACATGCTGTAGACATCTAACAGCACAAATCAACCAAAAACCATCCAAACAATGTCAACCAGAAACGACAAGTTCCAAAATTCGCTCGAAATATACCAGAAGAATTCCGTTTTATTCAAATGGAACGAGTTCCCGGTAGAATGGAGGATCGAGCTTTTAACAAAAAACACGCGAAGTTCTGAACATATGTACATAATTCATATACCATTGAAAGTTGTACAATATACTGTAGATGCGTATAGGGACGCAAATGGGGTCAATCATCCAACCACGTGTTATTACCGAAACCAAGAGATACCGAACATTTCAGACATGAGAAACGATTTTAATACGTATTTCGACTACTATTCACTAAATGATGAAAACAATGCGCCGCTCTCGTTTGTATATATGATCAGGAATTATCAAACCGATGATTGTGTTGGGTGCGAAGTCAGAGTGTTCTACAATAAAAAACATCTGCCCTTTCCAAATGCGGAACACGAGTTTGAAGTGGATAACAGATATTTATATAAAAACATAAAAAATGTCAACGATATGATGTGTGATATGTATTACGAGAAGGAATATTTCAAGTTTCAATATTATAAAGATAAAACCCAAGAAAATAATCAAATCAATAAATATTTAGCAAAAATGAAACGTATGAAAACTATTGTAGAAGAATTGAAGAGAGAACGAGGAATAAAGGAGGAATGTCCTGTCTGCTATGAAGATATGAATGATAATAATTATACATTGACTGACTGTTGCCATTCTTTGTGTAGGGATTGCCATCAAAAGTGCGTTTGTTGTCCGATATGTCGAGATGATTTCGCGAAGGAAAATATCCCTTTCTTTCCACCGGAAGCGCCGCTGGAATTAGAAGAAGGTGAGATTTTCGATTTTTAGGGAGGATATGTAGCAGGTATCGGTAAGTATAATTACTTTACTATATAGATTGTTATGTAATGCGTAATAATAACATGAATAATTTTTTTTTTATGTAGAAAAATAGCATTTTTCTATATATAGTAAATGATTACTGGAAATCGTTCAAATATCGGCGGCCAAGGCAGTATCGGACTTTACGACAGCGGAAAATATATTCTAAACCCATATACAAACCCGTTAACGAGCAACCCTTTATATATATATTACCGTTTCGCACCTTATGACGTCAGATATGGTTCACTGTTGAATTTGGCGTCGAATACGTACGATGCTTCCTTCACATACCCGAAAAACTTTCCCACGTATCCCACAGTCACTAATATTTCTACCGATAGCGGAAAGTATGTTACCGGAATTTCCGGTGTCCCTGATGCTAGTGGTGCATTATACTGTGGATACGTAAACACTCCGGGGTATACTGGCAGTAGAGGAGTACAATGTATGAGTACTTTTGTTGTACCTCAATTATGGACCATTTCCTTCTGGTTTAATACGAATTCTACTGTGGGGGGAACATTGTGGCAATCGTATTCTGCTATGACATTATCGAGTAATCAACTACAGTACAAGGACAATAAAACCAACACCACTTATTCTTTCAATACCGGCACAACCATCGCGGCAAATACGTGGTATCACATAGCAGTTACCTGGGGAGGTGTAGGAAATAATCTCAACATGTACCTCAATGGCACCTTGTTATCATGCGCCACAAGTAATAATACGTCCATCCAAAACGACATCTTAATTCAATACACGAACGAGACATTCCAATCACCTTCTTACGGAGTGTCCGCATACAATTACAATTTATTCATCGGATCGTCGAATACACCTTCTACAGATAATACATTCGGAGGCACGGGTGGAGCATACATTGACGAATTCCGACTTTACCAAGGAGTACTTAGTTTAGCGAACATAACCAGCATTTACAACAAAACGATCTAGAACGTCGTCAATGCATATTGATGGTAATCGCCAGTAGCTGTAGAAGCCCCCGATACATTCGACGACCGGTCTAATAATCTTGGATCGGATAAGTTACAGTATATTTTAAGGTCGGTATCGTAATTTGTATAATATGTGGTTTGTGTCGTGTCAAGGGCTATATGAAACGATACCGCTATGTCATATATGAACCCTGGGGTGGTGGATAAATTCGGTATATCAATCGTCAACATCCCCATGTAGAAGAAACTGCTATAATCAGGAGGTGTTGTTTGGAAAGTAACCTGGGTTAAATTGTAGGACGTCTCGGCTACCACAGTATCTACTTGAGAATTATTGTATAAAACACTCGCGGCGATATTTTGTATATCTAGAGCTATATTGTAATTGACTGTATCGGTTACGCCAGGTTTTCTTACCCCAGTGACGTAAATGGCGAATGGTGTTGTATATCGAAATGAATAATACGGTTGATCAACGTTGTTCAAAATAAATAATCTGAAAAGCCGGGCGTTGGTAGTGTTGTTGCTAAATACTAAATCCGAACCGGTGATTATTTGCCACATGGCAGTCTGTTCTGGTGGACTTGTAATACCGAAAGAGTTTCGGTTTGTGTTATAATTGTATAGCGGAATGCTTTCATCATTCACCAAATAGTCGACGGGTCCGGGAACGTCCGAATAATAAGTAGGCCGTGGGATCATATCTTGATTACATAACAAGGTCTGTTTTTTCATTTTATTGACAGCATTATTATTGACCAAATTTGACCACGCCATGGCTTTGGTAGTTCCATTTGTCTTTGAATTCTGATTGTTGGATTGGTATTTCAAGATTTCGGCTTTGCGTCGCATATCTAGTTGTCGTTGCGTATTTTGGGGATAAGGAGATATGGGATCGTATCTGTAGGGGGGCGTGTTATATAACATTTGCAGTCTTTTGATATTACACACATTATCCAACGTTTGTGCTTGACCACTCATCGTATAATGTATATAGATACATTATGCGAAAAAATGTGTTTGTTCTTTATCCAATCTAGTTGTTGTAGGAGTACCAACTTTTGGATAAATAATCGTATTTCTTATTTGGTGCAATACTATTGCTAATCGGTGAAAATGCTACATTTGGACCATTGTTGACGATACTGCTTATTTCAAAAACATTCAGCGCGTGTTTGTAATATCGCAAGTTCGAAAGGTTTCCGGTAAATCCACCCTGTTGACAGACATATGTATTTTCGTAATTCTGGTTGGGGACATTAGACAACAAAAGACGTTGGGCAATGACACCATTTATATAAACGTCCAATACCGTGTTTTTCACGCGAATGGCCACGTGGAACCATTTTTTAATAGGAATATTATCAATATTTACAAAAATATTATTATCTGTAGGGTCTATCGTGTCCATAACAACAAATATCGAGTTTGTTTCTGTACTTAAATATAAACCTGGACAATTGCTAACAGTTGCCACATTATTCACATTATATGTATTGTTACCTTTATTGAAAATATGTTGCAGCTTACCGATGGCAGCCGGACCACTAGGTGTCGAACAAGTAGAACTGGCGGGGGGTGTCGCTACAGCATAATTGCCAATATCGCCAACGTAAAGCCATACTGACCAGGTGAACTCAATTCCGCCATCTCTATCATTTGAACGAGCAATGAATGCAGATGGAGATTGTGTTGGGTCCGAGTAGATAACATGAGGACTTCCTCCATCTATCATTCCCCAAACTACGTAAGGATTAGATGGCGGCGATACTAACCATTCGATTACAACAATACCTAAACTTAACAAATAAACGAAAATGATAACAATCAGAATAATAAAAACAAATTTGGCAATTAGGGTATTTGACGCTAAAAATGAATTAACGTTTGATCCTACAGAAGATTGGGAAAATCCATTAAAAAGATTTGTAAATCCGTTTTTAATACTATTCATATTATATTATATTATAAAACTATTTTTTTTTTCAAAACTTATATACCTTTGCATAATCAAAATGCCCCTAAATTTTGTAAAGGTCTCATAAATTGTGTAAAATTCATTTTTATACACAATTTTATAGGCTAAATAATCGGGATTTGTCAAATGTGTTTCTAGAACAAATTGTAAGATCCAGTAACCGCGTTGTCCTTACTGAAAGTAAGATTGGCGTGGTAAGGGAATACCCTGTTAGAGACACCGTTTCCGTTCAAGTAAGTACTCCAGGCAGTCTGAGGATCAACCGGTGATTGCCAATGAATAACTTTTCCTAAATAAGCATCAAACGGAACGAAAGTACCAATTCTCTTAAAAACATCGCCGACAGAATTGCCTAAACTTAATCCTGTTCCGACATCAGGAGGGGGCGCTAACATACCCTTTTTCTTCTCCGATTTCACCAATTTGCCATTTAAGTAGTAATCGACGAATTGGCCGTCTACACTGACAACAATAAAACACCATCTCTGTAACGGGAAATTAGTTGTAATTACAGTGGTTTCTATGGGTCCTGTCTTCATTTTAAAATCACAATTCAGTTGGGGAGCATCTGGTTGTATGTAAAGGCTGAAATTGTTATTACGACTGATAATCGTATTATTGTTGGGATTTAGATTATTTACATAAACCCAAGCGCCATATGCGTATCTCTGATTTGTAGGAGCCTTAATTGGCGTATACGGATTAATAGCACCAGTTAAAGGAACGAGTACTGTACTTATATTAGTCATGGAACCCATGAAATAATAATACAAAATATAGACTAAAAGAAGTAAGACAATGATTAGAACTAAAAGATTAAAGAAATTCATTTATATAATTATTCATTACAAATTATTTGTGGGTGGATTTTTATTCATCATTAAATTGTATAAATTGACAATCATTATTTCGGATAACGGGTTTTTGTAATAAACGACGTTACAAATAGCTCCGTATAATCCATTTTCGTCGCCAATGGTAATTAGATCACTCGGAGAATATATGGGCATATTCTTTGATATATCCACCGTTTTTTCTAAATTTCCGTCTAAGAAAATGTCCACGTGGCTCGAATTATAATTAAATACCAAGTTGACCCATTTTTGTTTCCCTATGTCGATTGGTGTACCGCTGCTTGTAGGATTATTTGTTAAATACACCAAGACTTTATCTTTTACTGTTTCGTTATTGTCTAAAGTTTTTTCGTTGACGTGTGTTATTTTCGGTATTCCATTGCCGTAACTAAATATATTCGTTTCTTTATTGTATCCATAGTAATTTCCAGGTTCCGGGTTCAAATAGATCCACATGGATATTGCATAATTTCTTCTAAATACTGTTTCTAATGGACTATATTTATCCTGCATCATTAGAGTATCCGTATTTGCGATTTCTTTCTTCAAATCTAACCAGGCAACGTTAGGTAGAAGAATAACATTGCTTTGTGTAAATATTGCATTCATGAGATTTGGAAGATATATGTACAACGAAATTAGGATGATTTCCATGATAAGCAAAATAATGACCGGTTTTGTCGTCATATTGTATTCATTTGTTAGGTAGTTTGCGAGTTCAATGAAAAGACATGGAATGTAGAAAAACAGATACGTGTAAAACCGAGCCGTCTTGGAAGTAATTGCCGATGTTTTCAAATTCGAAGTGTAATAATAAATAATTATCGCCAATCCTACAATGACGATGAAGGTCAATAATATATTGGCTATGGATGCAACACTCAATATGGCATTCGCATCTAATGTTAAGTAGAAATATAACATAATAATCGCTGCTATGAATGCTAACAGAATGTATATGAAACCGGAAATGGTTGAAGAAACGTTTTCACCATTCAACAGAATAAAAGAGGCTATGCCAATAAACGGAACAATGACAATAGATGAATAAACGAAGTATTTAGAAATGTTGGAACTGCTATCTTGCGATGCGTATAAAAATACCGTAATTAATATTGTCATAAATGCGGCAGCACCGGCTAAAACCATTATATTGTCTTTGCTTATGCTGGGTAACATGTTATATTATGGCCAGAGAAGATTTCCATTACAGGTTTTCCATAATTGTTTTTTGCCCGTGACAATTCCTACACATTGCTCTTAAATTGTCGATATGATTGTCGCCGCCGAATTCGAGGCGTTTCACGTGGTCTACTTCAAATGATGCTGTTAAGGTTTCTCCACAGGCACTGCATTTCCAGTCTTGACGACTTGCCACGAATTTTTTCTTCGATTCGCTTACACTACGTTTTGTCGTTCTCCTTTCGTTTGAAGAAGCCGGAGACATCTGGATGATGGGTCTTCCGTAGTCACTGCCTTCGAGGTCACTGTTGCCGCCGACGCTACCGCCACTAGTATATTTGGAAGTGAAGTCCAGAATGGGCGAGATCATACTCGAAGTATTCCTGTCGATCGGCAAGTATTTTATGTACTCATTGGATGCATTCATGATTTCTTTCGCCCGCATCGGATTTTTCTTCAGTAAAATGTAAATCATTAGTGCGGCGAATGCAATGCCGGCCATTTGGTAATATTTTTTTAAAGAATACAGCATTTTCATATATTTTCCTTCGGTGTAGACGTTTGCCATCAAAAAACCGGCGATTAGAAAAAGAAGTATTTCAATACGCATCCTATATAGTGTATATACAATAAAAAATCTTCGACTAAAGACACATTTGCAAATATTTTATGGGTTCATTTTGTCCGTTTTGTATGCCGTGTCCGTGTTGGGTATAACGGATTTTCTTCCAGATACTTGGTTTTGTCGAAGCTTTCTTCTTCTGGTGCATCCAGGTCTGTGTGACAAAACACGGCTTCGTCAAACTTCTCAATCGACATTTTCGATATGTCGGTTGTTACGCGCGCAGCTACATCATTGAGCCTATCGCAAACGGATTTACTGTTCCAATTTTTCCACTGTGTGTTTTCAATCAATGCATCGTAAGTACTGTCATTGCCCATCATTTGTTTCCAAAGACCAATAAGCGTCATAAAATTGTTGATGAATTCATTGTAAAAATTACTGTATTTTTCTTTCGGTCGTTCATCTTGTTTGTATTTCAACAGTGCAAACATTTGCGGATTAGTTTCAGCGAGCGTGAAATACAAAAGGCTCCATGATTGACAAAAAGTATCGCTCGTATCGAGTGCTTGGATACTGTGTTGTCTATATACATTATTGCCGTACATTTCCGGTGGTAAATTCATGTTTTTTGTCCAGTCGTGCAGTCGTTTGTTTAGGTCTTTGCCTTCTGTGCCGTATGAAAGCGGATCCGAGTCCATGAAATATGCTTTTCCTTGGCTGTATCGGATAGAGGTCCAATGACCGCCGCTTTCTAAACCTTCGGCTATGTCTATCACAAATGAACAATTTGTACGGATGTGTTCGTTGTAAATGTTTGTTATTTCTTGTATTTTCGCGTCTCTTTTTTTATCGTGAAAGTCGATGCGGTACAAATAGTATTTATAGTTTGGATTGAATTTCTTCATAAAATGCGCGCGAACCGGCGCTTCCATAAAAAGCTGTTTCAAGAAATAAATGAATATGCCTATTCGTTCAATCTCGCTAGGGGGGATCACCGGTCGACCGTTATCTAAGGTCTCCCTCCATTTCTCAATATCGGTGTTGTGTCGAATAGATATCGGTGAACAAACCACGTCGTGATGTATGGTACGTCTTGTAAATCTTACTGCCGGTGTTTTTTCTCTTGTTTTTTTCTGGGTTTTTCCTCCTCTTCTTCGCGATCTTGTTTTTCGCATTACTATACAAATGTAATGCGAAAAAATGTTCGACTACACAGAAAATTGAAATATTTTCCATCCAAGACCAATTACACAACAACCACATATCAATCAAACAACCAACCAAACCAAAATGAGCATTGAAATCGTGAATTTTCTTTGGCGGGAAGTCATCAACAATAACAATATTGCGATGTTGAAGTATACGTTACAAAAGAAAGATCTTACTTCTTGTTTGAATTTTATGGTGAAACAAGCGATTTACGAACAGTGTATAGATATGAACCGAACCGAGATACTTGAAACTATTATACCGGAGTTTGATTATCCGAATTATCCGCTAGAGTATAAGTGGCTGTTGTTCGAAGACACAATCTTATGCAAAAGCCCAGATACATTACATATATTGATAAAAAATACGGACGTAAATATCTTCAGTAGAAGCCATAAAAATGACTTGGTCAAAGTTGCCTTCTCTTACGAAAATATTGAGATCATATTTATGATACTGGATTACACGCAGTATAAGATGGGTTCGTACTGTACACTACACCGAATTCTTCTAAAACCCGAAAATGTCGACGATTTTCGCAAGTTTATTTCTTCCAGATCTGTAAAACAGTTGTTCAATCTTTGTGTTCCAAATCTGTATGACAAAAACAATATCGACGCTTATTTAGTAGTACGCAGAATATGGAAAGAAAAGACGATAAAGAAAGCACTGTCTCTTCGCATGAATGACGATGTTGTCGGCGTCATATATGAATATCTGTAGAGAGAACGAAAACCGGTAAAAATATTCTATATCTCTACAGTATATGAAATACGTAACTAATTTCTCTAACACGGATGACTATCTTCCGATTTTCAATGCTGCATTATTTACCGATTTGGTAGTTATTCTCATGACCATTACTGGATATATTCGCTCCAAAACACTGAGAGAATGGTATCAAAAATATGGTCTGGCGGCAATTATAGCCGACGTGTTGAGTATCATGATCGGGGTGATTGCCGCTCGCTACATATACTCCACTTTTTTTACGGGAAACCCGGGTATCTTCGTTTTCATTATAATTGCGGTTCTCTTTCAAATGTCTCATGATTTACTGTTCGCTGTTTTATTCAATTCTGTACCTAGAGGCAAAAGTCAAATTCTCGACACTTTCAAGGATTATGGCAAGGAAATTGGGTTTACGATTTTACTGGCAGACGCAAGTATGATAATATCCACTATTCTTCTCGGAAGTATTTTAGCCGACATACCCCTTTGGACATTTGAAATGCATAATGGTGTAAAGAAAAACATAAATATCATCGTCTGTATCGTCTTGTTATACTTGACACCATATCTCCTATATTCTCTGTAGAGAGAAACCCGGTAAGTTTATCCTGTGAAAATAAAAATCTGTTATTATAGTAAACATGTTTTTTTCGAGAATTTGTAAATGTTTATTTGTGTTATCGTCGAGAACCAACGCATACTATCATAAATCATCCATTACATCATTGCGCGTTTCGTATGTACAAAAGTGTAAAGATAAACGCATCTACAAAAACAATGAGTTCTATCCGGAAAAGAGAAAAATAATAACTATTTCTCCGGGTGGGTTTCGAGGATTTTACATGTTGGGTATCTGTAAATATATGAAAGAGAACTATAAGCTCGATAATTACGTTTTTTCAGGTGCATCCGCTGGTGCGTGGCTGTCTCTTTTCATGTGTTTTCGCGGAGACGTCTCCGCTCTGCAGAAATATTTGATCGACGACGATTTACAGAAAACGAATTCTATTTACGAATTAGAGAACCTGATGAAAGAGAAAATATTGTCGAAATATGATACCAACGATTTCGACCTGGATAAATTGTATGTAGGCATAACCACCATCTGTAACACGGCAATATTTACCGACTTCGAGAACTTGGAAGACGCGCTGAACGGATGTATTGCAAGTTCTCATATTCCAATTATTACTGGCGGCATAAGTAATATTTACCGGAATATTTACACTTTCGACGGAGGATTTAGCAAATACCCGTATTTGAACTCTTCCGATCCAATAATAGAAATTACGCCATTCTTTGGGAATAAAAATTTTCAATCGTGTAAAACCAATATAGAAACGTATACTACTCTCTTTTCCAAAAACAAATGGAAATTCCAAGATCTGATAAAAGACGGGTATCAAACCGCTGTAGAGGAAAAACCATTTTTTGATGATAATCTTATTGGAAACAATATAGAGACATAGATATATCATTGTGTAAAATGTTTCCATTACAAATAGAGGATATAGATAAATCAAAGTATATATCCAGTATTGGATGTATGAAAGCTTGTGATGATAATGATGTAATAAAATACATAGATCCATTTGTATTAAATATAGATTGGGAAAGGTTTTGTAGACAAGGGAAAGACGGTTCCGCTATTTATGTAAAATTTGAGCATTTACATAATTTCGTTCATGTATTTAATTATATAAATTTCAGATTTGTATTGGTTACTGGAGATGGAGACCACACATTTCCACATGATTTGATCTCTTATGATATATTTGAAACATTAATCAATAGCGATAAAATAATTCATTGGTATTCTATTAATTGTGATGAAACTATTCACCCAAAGTTATCAATTATACCAATTGGTGTAAACTATCATTGTGATGCTCTGTGGAAAAATATTTCGGTTCCTACACAAGAGGCGTCATACGAAAAAATACGCGCTTCTTCTTTACCTTTTCATGAAAGAATTCCTAAGTGTTATTCTAATTTTCATTTCAATTTAAATGAAAAATTTGGTAATCCTAGAAAAATGGCTATAGAAAAAATACCAGAAAATCTAGTACATTACGAACCAAATAAAGTTTCAATAGAAGAAACATGGATAAACCAAAGTCGGTATAGTTTTGTAATATCTCCACACGGTAACGGGTTAGATTGTCATAGAACATGGGAAGCTCTAATATTAGGATGCATAGTTATTGTGAAAAAATCTATTTTAGATCCATTATATAAAGATTTACCTGTCCTTATTGTTGATGATTGGAGCGATATCACCGAGGAATTATTATCTGATACGTTGGGAAAATTTATGTCTAAAAAATATAATTATGATAAAATAACATTAAAATATTGGGTCGATAAAATTCATGCTTAGTTGAAACAATATTTAGCAAAAAAATAATTTAGGTTTTTTTACGTTATACAGTTGCGTTATTTATTTATCTGTTAATATATATTGTTTTTATATATGTTGACTGGAAAAGCAACAATAACCGGAAATGGTTCGTTTTCATTATATATATTACCAACACCACCTACGAGTATAACTGCAACAAATATAGGTACTACATCTGCTACGATAAATTTTACGGCTCCTCCTGTAGCTCAGGGAATAACTAGCTATAACGCTTACAATAACGGGGCTTTATTGGGAAATTTTACAGGTACTTCTTCTTTTACATTGACACCTTTGAATGCTATCACGTCTTATGTCATTACTCTCGTTTCAATCAACGCATACGGCAAGTCACAGCCATCTAGTAGTGTTAGTTTTACGACCCAGTCTACGACTGCACAATTAGAAGCACTAATGCTTCAATTATACAAATTTAATACAGGTGACATAGGAGGGGGGAACAATACTTTTTATAACTACGCTACCAATAATAATGGCTACGGGTATTTGGTAGGAGGTTTAGATGGGGTTTTGTCAACTTCACAGTATAAATACGGAAATGCGTCTTGGTATTGCCCTTCGCCGAATGGTGGTTCTATTCAGGCCATAAGCGGTGGAACTAATGCTTCATATTATGGTGACGGAAATTTCAAAAGTTTTCCAACGACCGGTTTTACCTCTTCAATGTGGTTGTATCCGACTGCAGCACCGACTGGCGGGAATGCACCACTTTATATGTTGTATGTTCAACATTCTTCCACTATAGTATTTACAGTATCTATAAATTCGACCAGTGAAAAGATTGTAGTTTCTGCGCGAGATACCACAGGTAACGTCGTTTCCTTAACTTCAAATACTGCAATATCTCATAATGTTTGGACTAACGTCGCCGTTTCGGTTTCCACATCTAACGTGTATACAATCTACATAAATGGAACATCAGACAGTAGTGTTACGAGTACGGTGTATCCTAGCAATGTTGGATGCATGCCTACGATTGGTTCCGGTTACGGTTTCTTAGGTTATTTTGGTTACATTGATCAGGTGATTACTTTCAACAGTTGTTTATCGCAGAGTACCATTCAGAACAGTGTTATCACTTATTCGGGTTAGACCGATTGACTAAACCATCATGATATTGTACGAAATTTCGTCGACACTTACAACAACACGTAAATTATAAAAAGGCAAATCAAAATGAGAACCACGTAAATGTTCTGTTTCCTCATTTTTTCAGTTTGTATAATCCCAAATATTTTAGGATTATACTGATCTCTGTATTTATCTAAAGCCGGTAATAATGTGATTTCCTCTTTGCCCAAATACTCATTCAGTTTGTTGTGGATAAAATGGACCCATCGTACGAACGATTCGCGCGTATCTAAATACGGCGAAACCGGATACCTGTCGAGCAATTTACTAAATTTATCTCCCATTTCTTCAACAGGAATAAATAGAGGCATGTTATGAATTAAATCGTAGTATTTACGTTTCGTAACTTCGTTCGGATGTATCGGATACGATTCCGCAACAGTGTGTAAGAAAAACCAATAATGGGGGCCCCAAACATCCGGATCGAAGTTCATATACACTATCGCCACGAAAAAAATACGTTATATGGACGCCACGCCGCCACCACCATCCACCCCACCCCCCACCCCCAGAAGTATAATAATAAAGAAAAACGGTGTAAAGAATATTCTTCATGTACAATCAAATAGAAATCATAACAATGTATAATGATAATTTTGGCGAATACTATAACAACAAACAATTCTGTAACAACTGTGGAAAACAAGGACACATATATAGTCAATGTAAATTGCCCATCACCAGTATAGGCATCGTTACGTACCGAATAAATAACGGGGAAATCGAATATTTAATGATATGTAGAAAAAACACGCTGGGTTTCATCGATTTCATGCGAGGTAAATATTCCATTTACAACAAGGACTACATTATGAACATGTTTAAACAAATGACCCAACATGAAAAGCAACTGTTGAGAACCAAAACATTCTCGGAATTGTGGAGCGAGATCTGGGGCGGCGACGATACAATTTCAACACAATATAAATTGGAAGAAAACGTTTCCAATGATAAATTCAAAACCTTGTGTTGCGGTATCTACAGTAAACAGGAATTCTATAACCTACAAACATTGTTGGAAGAAAGCAATGTCTACGAGAAGTGGACGGAACCGGAGTGGGGGTTTCCGAAAGGGAGACGCAATTATCAAGAGAAGGATTATGAATGTGCAATTCGCGAGTTCAGCGAAGAGACCGGTTACGACAGTCGATGCCTCGTTAAAATAAATAACCTGTTGCCGTTTGAAGAAATTTTCACAGGATCCAATTACAAGTCGTATAAACACAAGTATTTCTTGGCGTGTATGGAATTCGAAAAAAGTCTTCAGAGAACATTCGATTTTGATACATCGGAAATAAGCAAAATTCAGTGGAAAACATTCGACGATTGTATGAATTCCATAAGAGTTTATAATTTAGAAAAAAAGAAAATGATGAATAAAATTCACACCATACTGAAAAACTACACCGTGAATTCTACAGGTGAACATTTTTATCGGTAACCTGTGCAAAAAAATAGTATCTACAGTATATAAGATAGATGTCAACAGCTAAAATAATAGATACTCTTCCTAAAAATAAAACAGTGAAACAGAAACGATGCCCGAATGGAGAACATTGGAACGAAAAAACGCAAAGATGCGAGCCAATCGTGAAACTCGTCAAAAAAACGTTTTTGGGATGTTCTCGCGATTATGTTCCAACCGAGGCGGATGCACCGAGAGTAAACGAGTTGAAGAATAAAACCGGACAGGAACTGCGTGATATGATATCGACGTTGACTGGAATGCCTACTGGACAGAAAAATCAAATTCTCGGTGCCAGACGATCCAACGAATTGATAAATTTAATTGTTTGTATAGAGAACAAGAAGTCCGAACAGCCATCTGCCGAAAACCAGAACGAAGAAATAACACAACCCGACATTTATCCGAATGAAATGATCCCCGAACCTGAACCCGCCGCCACCGAAGAACCTCAACAGCCGTCTCCACTGCCACTTGAGATGCCACCATCGAATATACTGTTATCGCCTACTCCCGCGGTCATCCCCCCGCCACAAACCGAGGATGACGAGTACAACCGTTTTTTATTCAATCACGAAAAAGCAGAACATGCACAGCCGTCGCCCCCGGGTTCTCTGTACCCCACACTCGACGATCCCGATTTCAATATCAAGATCGCCTCCAAAAAAGAATTCAACGACACTAAATACGACGGAGAAATCCGAGACATTAGAGAACATGCTCAACAGTTATGCAATGCCGACTTTGAATTAATGCCGCATCAACTCTTCGTGAAGAATTTCCTTTCTTTCCAAACACCCTACAATTCCCTGTTGCTGTATCACGGTCTAGGCACCGGCAAAACGTGCAGTGCCATCGGTATTGCGGAAGAAATGCGTAAATTCATGAAACAAGTGGGGCTCAATCAGCGAATTATCGTGGTGGCGTCTCCGAATGTACAGAATAATTTCCGACTTCAACTTTTCGACGAAAGAAAATTAAAGAAAGATGGAGAACTGTGGGATCTGAACACTTGTATCGGAAATGAACTGTTGAGTGAAATCAACAATACGAAGGATCTCGCCAGAGAAAACATTATCACTAAAATCAAAACTATAATAAACCAGTATTACACGTTTATGGGATACACCGAGTTCGCGAATTTCATGGAACGTAAAACCGCCGTTTCCGAAGAAACTGGATATTCGGAAAAAGAGAGGAAAAAAATCCAGATTTCCAATATTCGACGCGTCTTCAGCAACCGTCTCATCATCATCGACGAAGCACACAACATCCGTATTTCAGACGACAATAAAAAGAAGAAGAGAACCACGGCCCTGTTGATGGATGTTGCTAAACACTCTGAAAATATGCGGCTCCTTCTTTTATCCGCTACGCCGATGTACAATTCCTACAAGGAAATCATTTGGCTGACCAATGTTCTCAATTTAGTCGACAAAAGAAGTGTGATCCGAGAGGAAGACGTTTTCGATAAAGACGGCAAGTTTCTGCCCCCCCGAAAAACCAAGGACGGAAAAGATTTAGAAGGTGGCCACGAACTATTACAGCGAAAATTGACCGGCTACGTTTCTTATGTCCGAAGCGAGAACCCCTACACGTTCCCTTACCGAATATATCCGGAAGTATTTTCGCCGGAAAACACGATCGCTCCCACCGAATATCCTTCTACACAATTGAATTTGAGATCGATCGATACCCCGATAAAACACGTTCCGATTTTCGTCACACAAATCGGCGAATACCAGAAAAGATGCTACGAACAGATTGTGTTGAATTTACGCGCGAAACTGTCGAAGAAGATCAACGAAATCGAAACGGCAATGGAAACATTTGGCTACACTATTCTACAGCAACCTTTGGAGGCTCTTAATATAGTATATCCTAACCAAGATTTCGACGCGATGCCTGCCGCGGTAGCGCCCCCCGTCGCTCCCAGTATCAGCATGACCAGTGCTTCCCCCGGTCTTCAAATCGACACGCGAAGCGTGGATATAATAAACAATATGGTCGGAAAACAAGGACTGGCGAATATCATGAATTCCAAGAAAATGCAGACGCCCTATTTCTTGCGCTATGATTTCGAATACAAACCGGAAATTCTGCAGTCGTATGGTCGTATATTCAGTCCCGAAAAAATCGCCCAATACAGTGGCAAAATCGCCAAAATATGCGAGAGTGTTATGAATTCAACAGGTATTGTTATGATTTACTCTCAGTTCATCGATGGTGGTGTCATACCCGTGGCGTTGGCGCTCGAAGAATTGGGGTTCACTAGATACGGCTCGGCGAATTATACACAATCTCTGATGAAAAAGAGGACCCCCGCGATCGAACCCGTGGACGCATTGACCCTGAAAAAAAAGAGCGAAACGCCGACGAATTTTCACGCCGCCAAGTACGTGATGATCACCGGCGACCAACATTTTTCGCCGAATAATTCCGAGGACATAAAGTATATCACCAACAACGACAACAAATACGGAGAAAAGGTGAAGGTGGTTCTCATCACCAAAGCGGGGGCGGAAGGTCTCGACTTCAAAAATATTCGTCAAATCCACGTGTTGGAGCCCTGGTACAACATGAACCGCATTGAACAGATGATCGGACGCGGTGTTCGTAACCTCAGCCACTGCATGTTACCGTTCGAAGAGAGAAACGTCGAGATATATTTACACGCGACGGTTTCTTCCGATATACAGGAAGAGATGGCGGATATGTATGTGTACCGTTTCGCGGAAAAAAAGGCGATACAAATAGGAAAGGTGACGCGTTTACTGAAGGAGGTCGCAGTCGACTGTATTCTACACATAGGTCAAACGAATTTCACGGTTGATAAACTACTCGCGTTGGCGAAGAACCAGAATATTACTGTTAAATTATCTTCCGGGTCCGGAGGACCCCCCGTCCTCTTCAAAATCGGGGATAAACCGTTCACCGATATATGCGATTACATGGACAATTGCAGCTACACATGTTCTCCTTCCGCTGCATCTACACTCAATATATCCAAAAATACGTACGACACCAATTTCATCAAAATGAATTATTCCACGATTGTAAAACGAATTCGACAGTTATTTAGAGAACATTCATTCTATAAAAGGGGGGATCTGATTAACTCCATTAATATTCTGAAGAAATATCCTGTAGAACAAATCGACCACGCGCTGTCCCGTTTCGTCGACAATAAAAACGAACTTTTGACTGACAGTTTAGGAAGATCGGGATATTTAGTGAATAGAGACAACATCTACGCATTTCAGCCGGCGGAAATAAAGGACGAGGCGGCCTCTCTTTTTGAGCGAAGCGTCCCGGTGGATTATAAACACGGTTCTCTCCTTTTGGAATTGCCCAAGCCGATGCAGAGCGTAAGAGGACCTTCGGTATCGGTTTCCGTCACCGGGCATACATCGGTTCCTGTTACTGTTCCCGGATCAATACCGGTCGCCAGTGTGGCAGAAACCGCCATTGTAGCGGAAACGGAGGCTGCACTCACTGCCGAAAACATCATTGAAATGATACAGAATAATATGCGGGTGGCATTTTCTTCCGAAGAATTGAGGCTCGATACGAAAGAGGACAATTGGTTCAAGAACATGAACAATGTTCTCGACAAACTCCTAAATTACCACAACATTCCTTTAGAAACAATTCGTAAATATGTTCTCTATCATAACTTGGATGTTCTCTCTTTTGAAGAAAAAATCTCATTGATAAAATATTTCGAAACAAAAGAGAACTCCTCCGAGATGGAGAACCTCATACATCAATACTTTGAAGAAAAGATGGTTGTAAACGCAGAAAAAGGAAAGAGAGGCGTTGTTCTCGTCAACCAGGAAGACGAATTGCACATATACCTTGCTCCAGACTGGATCGAAATAGATACTGTTGAGTATAAACAGTTTCAAACCGATTTGATGAGCAAATTCGTCTTGACCGATGCGCAAAGACAAACGTACAATGATACTGTTGGGTTTATGACACTGTTCAAAGATCGCGACATTGTTTTCAAGACGAAAACGATGACAACCAACAAGAATAATCGGGGAGTGTATTGCGAAATTGTAGGAAAACAAGACGTGATGAAAAGAATAAATACCCTGTTGGGAAATACGGTTTACGACGAGAAATTCATTACGAAATATATTACTGTAGAAAAACGCAACAAGGGCACAATCACCCAAAAGCCCGCCGAAAACGGTATTTATAAACAGGGGTTGTGTGTTATTTTAGAAATATTATTACGATATTACAACGAGAAGGCAGTGAACGGGAAAATATGGTTTTTAGATCTAGAGAAAGCGAAAATAAATAAATTTGTCGATTACAAGAGATGAAGCGTGTTACACAATATAATTTTTTGTATTGTATAATTACATATAGACACAAAATGATCTCTGGTATAGGATCAGTTCAAAGCGTAGGACAAGGAAACGCTGTAGTATCGTGTGGTTATTATATAAATAACACACTTATACCTGTTAACAGCGTACTACCGAGTATTACCCGGTTTACAGATTATTCTGTATCATATACAGCACTAGGATCGTATACATTTACGGATCCTCAATCCAACTCGAGTGGCGGGTTTTCATATTCTTCTGGCAATAATTCTGTAGCTGCTGTTGTAAACAATAATACGTTCACCACGACAAATATTGGAACTGTAGTAATAACCGCTACCCAAGCTCCGTATTATATATATTCAAAAGGTTCGGCCACTTTAAATTTGACAGTGCTTCCGATTGTTCCGGATATTGGGTTAATGACAACAACCAATTTGATCGTTCAAACGTGGGCAAGCGGGGGATCTTTCATTCTAAATCCGCCGCCGTCGCCTTCCACCGGCGCTTTTTCCTATACGAGCGATAAACCAACAGTTTTCACCATAATTGGAAACGTAGCTTCTTTCGGAAACGTGGGAACAACCACTGTTAAAGCAATACAAAGTCCGTCCGGAAATTACTTGAGTGGAGATGTGAGTTTTCAAATAACTATAATTCCAGGTGCGCCGAGTGTGGGTGTATTCAACGTTTCATCGCAGTTGGTTTTTGCCAGCGGAGGAAGTTACCAAATCCCCGCACCAGTTTCCACATCCACCGGCGATTTTACGTTTACCAGCGCCAATGCGACAGTTGCAACGATATCTGGAAGTGTTTTGTATTTTGGCAATGTTGGAACTACAAAAGTAGACGTAACACAGACACCTTCGGGCAATTACGCGGGTTTCGGTGCCAGTGCGAACATTCAGATCGTTCCAGGACCGCCGTATGTCGCGCCGCTTAATGTTTCTGCGCAAATATTGTTTGCAAGTGGAGGTTACTATCAATTGACCGATCCATATTCCTATTCGAAAGGAGCATTTAAATATACGAGCGGAAATACTCTGGTGGGGACTATATCCGGAAGTCAGTTATATTTCGGCAATATTGGAAAAACCACCATAACTGCCACCCAAGATGCGTGTGGTAATTACACTAGTTATGCTGTAAGTGCCGACATTTTAATAACCCAGGGATCTCCTAATCTGGGAGCCTTGCCACTGTTAACTCCACAGATTTACGTTAATGGAGCTACTTATCCGTTACCTACACCTCCAACGTATTCTACAGGTAGCTTCACGTATACCAGTGGAAATACGAAAGTAGGCACCGTAACTGGTTCAACGTTTAATATTGGAAATATCGGAACAACCACCATTACGGCAACGGAGGCGTCGGCGGGTAATTACGGGAGTTACAGTATAAGTGCGGACCTGGTGATACTTCCGGGACCGCCCGTGGTCGGCACACTGAACGTTTCGCCGCAAGTGATATTTGCTAGTGGAGGAACGTATCAATTAACTGCACCAACGTCTAGTTCTGCCGGTGGGTTCAAGTATGCAAGCGGAAATACTCTGGTGGGCACTATATCAGGAAGCCTGTTATATCTCGGCAACGTGGGAACCACCACCGTAACCGCAACCCAAGATGCGTGTGGTAATTACACGACATATTCGGTAAGTGCTAATATTCAAGTTGTTCCGGGACCGCCTTATGTCGCTCCGCTCAATGCTTCGTCGCCAATATTGTTTGCAAGTGGAGGATACTATCAATTACCCACACCGTATTCATATTCGGTCGGAGGATTTAAATACGTGAGTAGCAACACTGTGGTGGGGACTATATCTGGAAGTCTGTTATATTTTGGCAATATCGGAACCACCACGGTGACTGCGAACCAAGATGCCTGTGGAAATTACACGACGTATTCGGTAAGTGGCAATATTCAAATAACACAGGGGTCGCCTAATATCGGGGCGTTGTCTATGTTGTCACCGCAGAATTACGTGAGTGGAGGAACGTATACAATACCGACGCCTTCAACTTACTCAACAGGTGCATTCACGTATACCAGTGGAAATACTATAGTAGCTACAATCAAGTCGGGAAATGTTATCTATTTCGGAAACGTGGGAACTACCACTATTACGGCAACCGAGGCATCCGCGGGCAATTACGGCAGTTATAGTGTAGCTGCGGACTTTGTCATAACCAAAGGATTTTCGATTTATGGTAAATTGAATTTTACGGTTCAGCCTTTTGTAACTGGATCGACGTATGTGATAACTACACCGAGTTCGTATTCCTTGGGTCCGTTTACGTACAGTAGTGATAATACACAGGTAGCTACGGTAACTGGCAGCACTATATACATTGGAAATGTAGGAAGCACAATAATAACGGCATTACAACCGGCTTTTGAAAATTACGATACTTATAGTGTAAGTGCGTACTTTACGGTAGCACCTGGAAACCCGGGGATTGGTGCATTGACAATGCCGTCGCAGATTTTTGTCAGCGGAGGAACTTACAACATTCCTAAACCTACCAGCATTTCAGATGGGTCTTTTTCGTACATAAGCGGAAACACCTTAGTAGGAACTCTTGTCGGAAACGTGTTTACGATCGGAAATGCGGGAACCTCGACCATCACCGCGACCCAGTCCGCATCCGGTAATTACGGCAGTTATTCAGTGAGTGGTAATTTAGTGATTACGCAAGGCGATCCTAGTCTCGGTTCTCTACCCCTCGTTTCTCAAATGTTTGTCAGCGGAGGTGCTTACGGATTGCCCATACCACCGACAAACTCTACAGGTGCTTTTACGTATACCAGCGGAAACACCCAGGTTGGTACTGTAAATGGCAACGTGTTTTATATGGCGAATGTGGGAACCACTCGTATTACTGCGACGGAAGCGTCTGCGGGTAATTATGGAAGTTATAGTGTAAGTGCTGATTTGGTGGTTACCCAAGGCAATCCTGGTATCGGTCTTCCCAAGGGAATTCCGGAAACCGCGGTTTCTAATTTATTGGCATACTATTCTGGAGATACTGTAAATGGCAATTTACTGGGCGATTTCAATGGTATTACTGTTGCTTACGATGGTTCTGGAAGCGGAGGCGGTCCATACACGTCTATCGTAAGTAAAAATGGTACATATTCCATCAACTGTGCAGGAACGGCATCTTCGGATATAACTCAACAACAACGTGGAACCAACTCTTTCGTAGTACAACCAAGTTCTCTTTCTACAGTTGTAAATAATGGATTTTCTTTTTGTTTCTGGATATATCCGATTTTTGTTGCAGTTTATGCTGGATTTAATCCATTGATGAATATTAATAATGTATTAACCAATCGAAAAACATCTCAAGGAGGAGTTGTTCCTGTGAAAATTACGACGGCTTTGACTGTTTATCAAAATAATACCCCATGCGTAACATTTAATATACTTCCAGCAAACGGTAGTAGTGAGTTAGCTGGAACTGGTGGTGTAAATTTAGGTGAACTTCCTGTAACGTATAATACTTGGACCCACGTTGCAATAACCATGGATACAAATGGTAATATTAGTTTTTATATAAATAATGTTTTAATCAGAACAAATGCAGGATTTCCAATAATAAGCGGTTTCGGAGCGAATGGCATAAATAATTACGCGGGATCGACTGTTCCAACGTATCAATACAGCAGTACGATAGAAATAACAAAAAATACAGCCGGTACGTACATGTACAATGGTTACCTCGACAGATTGGCGTTTTACAACAAGGCGTTAACCACCACCGACATATCAAGCATATATAATGCACCTGTTAGGTATGACAATCCTCCGATAATGTCAGGTGTATACGGTATATCGGCACAATTAGTATATTCCAATGGAGGAACGTATACTTTACCGGTTCCAAATTCGTATTCAACCGGCGCATTCACATACACGAGCGGAAACACCCAGGTAGCAACGATTACCGCAGGAACCCTATATATCGGAAACGTGGGAACCACGCTGATAACGGCAACCGAAGCGTCAACGACCAATTATCTGTCTTACAGCGTAAGTGCAAATTTGACGATAATAAAAGCAACCACTGTAATTCAACCGTCTTATACCATTGCTAATCAAACATACGTCAGTGGATCGACGTTCCAACTTTCCACACCTACCTCCAATTCCAATGGCGCATTTACGTATACCAGCAACACACCAACGATCGCTACGGTTTCTGCAACAGGATTGGTCACTATGATTGCACCCGGCCGAGCATCCATAACGATATCACAGGCAGCTACGACGAATTATTTAGCGGGTTCTATAACACCGACATTTAGTATTATTTTACCGTCAACAGGTACTGTATTGAACGTGTTTTCGAGAGCGGCGGGGGTAGGCTTTGATATCAGTTTGAATGGCAATATTAACACGTCGGTTTTCGACAACGTAAACAATGTTGGATATTTCGGCGGATCTTTCAATCAACTCACGTATTATTCACAGAGTGTTGCTTCTTACGACATTACCAATAATAAGTTGGGATTTTTGGACGTGTCGAATGCCGCTTATACGAGCGGAAATGTCTACTCTTCCGTATATGATAACAGTAATAATATATTCTACGTGGGCGGTGTTTTCGCGACGGTATATGATATGTGTGGATCAAAGGCGGCGAATAATATTGCAGCGTGGAATGTGGTGTCACAAACGTGGTCTGTTCTCGGAAATTCCACGATAAACGGAACCAATGTTCCGGTGTATTCCATGACATTGGATGCGTCGTATAATTTATATGTTGGAGGGTCGAATAGTGGAACAACGTTCTACAGCAATACCGGTAATGTTAGTGCTACTACAGCACAATGGAACCCTAGCGGCGGAACGTGGTCGACGCTGGGTACATTCAATTCAACGTGTTACGCAATGACCTATGACAAATCAAATAATGTAGTATATGCGGGAGGTAATTTCACAACATTTAGAAATACGGGTCCTATACTTGTAAACTGGTTTCCATTTGATAACAACACTTGGGATTATGCTACGGGTACTGGTGTTTCCAACCCGCAAGTAAGATTATATATAAACGGATCTGCTTATACTGGGGTATTTAATCAGAATACTGTTAGTGCGATAGGAAGAGGAGCTGTGAGTTTTAGCAACGTTGACAATCTTTTTGCAAGAATGCCCGATTATACAACAACGTCTGTTGGATTTACGATCGCTTTTTGGCTATACTCTTTGAGTGGCCTAACATACTCACTACCCGGTTATATATTTTCCATTGTAGGCAGCGCCACTTGGTCCTTAAAGATGTTAACGGATTATACAACATTACAAGCATACTGCAACGGTAGTACTATAAATATAACAAATTTTCCAACAAATATCTGGAAATACATTGTAATGACCGTAAGTCCAACTAATGGAGTATCGTTTTATATAAATGGTTTATTTTACATCAACACTGCAGCGACTTACGCACTCACAACGGCAATATTCAGGATTGGTGGCAATAATGCAGTTAATACAGGGTTCAATGGCTACATGGATGAGTTAAGAGTTTATACGGGTATATTAAATAATGGACAAATATATTCACTTTATAAAAATGCATCAATCGATGAAAATGGAAATTCTATCGCAAAATGGAATGTCGCATCGAATGCATGGTCGGTTCTCGGTGTTTCTTCATACAACGGAATTACTTCAGGAAGTACTGTCAACACCATCGCTTTGGATGCTTCCAGCAATTTATACGTCGGCGGTTCTTTCACGACTGTATATGACGGATCATATACTTCTCAGACCGGAAACAACGTCGCCATATGGAAACCCTCCGCCAATGCCTGGAGTTTACTCGGCAACACCACCAGCAACGGAACATCTTCGGCGGTTACTGCCATTGCCGTCGACGGATCCAACAACGCGTATGTTGCGGGCGGATCATCTAGAAATATATACGATGCCAGTGGTGTAGTCAGCGCCAACTGTATTTCCTTGTGGAACGCATCCACGTCGCGTTGGTCGGTGGTGGGAGGTAATGCTACGTCGAACGGGTTCATCACAACCGGAGCACCGTTAAGTATGACATTCGATGTGAGCAAGACCTATTTGTACGTTTCGGCACCAAATACAACACCAACAAAGACTTACGATACGAGTGGTACAAAGACAATTAATTCGGGACTGTTGAAATACAACACCACTACTCAAGTATGGTCAGATATAGATTACCCTTACAACTTGGATCTATCGACGAATAGTCTGAACGGAACTCTTGCACTAAACACGAAGAACAACACGATACTTGTAGGAGGTACTTGGAGTACAATGAACCAAAATTTGAACAACGTGTTTGGATATAGTGCCAATACTGGAAGAATATATGCACTAGGTGTTGATGTATCGAACGGAACTAGCGGAAACGTTACAGCTATGGTGTTGGATCCTTCTGCGAATTTGTATGTAGGCGGCAGTTTCACGAATGTCTACGACGGATCGAATGCGGCGCCGTACGTGGCGAACAGCGTGGCGAAATGGAATGTTTCGACATCATCGTGGTCACTGCTTGGAAATGCGGCGGGATACGGTGTTTCAGGATCGGTTCTATCGATGGCGTACGATACGTCGAACGCGGCCGTGTATATCGGTGGAAATATATTAACTGTTAATTCAACAGGAACTGCGGTGAACAGTATTGTTAAATGGAATGTGGGATCATCAACTTGGTCAGTGTTAGGTAATTCAACTGGAAACGGAATATATACTACTGTACTACTACCGAGTGTTATAAGTACATTATCCTTATCGGGATCCTTTGTTCCCATTACCAGTTTAGGTAAAAGCACTTGGGGGTGTGCGGCTCTTTCTTCCACGGGACAATATCAAACTGTGGTAGACAGTTACGTGGTACCGGGCCAGCAACCGTCTTTTGGATACATATATACTTCTAGCTACTACGGAGTATCCGGCAGTTGGATTAAACAGAATTATATGAGTGCTGCTGCTGGTAATGTTTGTATGTCGCAGAATGGGCAATACCAATACATTTGTACAGCAACCGGTAATAACGTATGGATTTCAACCAATTATGGATTGTCGGGTAGTTGGTACTCGGTTATTTATATGGGAGGTGATTACGGTATTTGTACAGATACAACTGGACAGTACGTTTTAACGTCGTCTAGAGCTTTTGGTGACAGTTTACATATATCGACCAATTATGGACAAGCATGGTCGAACGTTAACGTACCGTTAGTTACCGGGTATATAAATAACGTATCAATGTCTGCTAATCGTCAGTACGGTCTTTGTGCTGGAACCGCTGTTTACATTTCAACCAATTATTGTGTGTCGGGTAGTTGGTTCACGGTACCGAACGTAACAGGAAGTTATTGTGCAATGTCATCTACTGGACAATATCAATATGTTTCACCAATTATAAATGGTTCATATATAGTATACGTTTCAACAAATTACGGAGCAAGTGGAAGTTGGTTTACGTCAACTTATCCTGGAGCAGGGACTTATTCTGATGGATTAACATCATCGTATGATGGAAGATACGTTTTTACAAGTATTCAGACTACCGGTGTTAATTGTACATATATGTCAAGCAATTACGGTGCTTCAGGAAGTTTCTATGCATTTGGTCCGACAACAGTATATGGACAATTATCTGTATGTCCAATGGCCATGTCAAGTAATATGCAATATGGTTTAGTACCCCTAGGAGGAACTTCGTACCTATATTCTGTTACGATTCCACAATCATTTAAATCAATTTCATTAGCACTAGATAATTCCCAGAATTTATACGTTGGTGGTACTTTCGCCGGATACTACGACTCCAGTTCTACAGTTACACCTGTTAATAATTTGGCGTTCTATAAGTCAGCAACCAACCAGTGGTCTCGCATCACATCCAATGCAAGCAGTGGTGTCAACGGCAACATCTACGCCATGTCCTACGACACCTCCAATAATCTTCTGTACGTGGGCGGCAATTTCACGGACGTCACTGATAACACAACTAAATTGTGTGGAAATATTGCGGTGTGGAACCCGAATACTACGGCATGGTCGGTTCTCGGCAATTCCATCGCGTACGGCGTGAGCGGACAAGTGAATGCGCTGCAAATTGACGCTGCAAACAAGAAATTATACGTCGGCGGAGCATTTACGAGTGTGAACGACGCATCATCCAGTTTTTACACATGTAATAATTTGGCGATATGGGATACTGGCAGATCTATATGGTTTCCTGTTGGGTTTACCGGAAACGGAACGGCGAGTAATGGTACGAATGCACCTGTAAATACCTTGGCGCTGAATACGATACAGAATAATTTATACGTAGGAGGTGCGTTTACACAGGTGCAAGACGCGTCTTATACCACCACCGCTACAAATATTGCTGTTGCATCATACAATCTAAATTATAACACTACGTACGTAAGACAGACGTATCTAAGTAATTTCCAGAATATAACGGCGGTTTATTCAATTGGCGGAACGATACCGGTGGTTGCTCCGGCAACAAATTCTACAGCTCCATTTTCGTATGCTGTTGGAAATACGTTGGTGGCAACCATTGCGGGAACCACGCTTTCTATAGGCAATGTGGGTACAACGACACTTACCGCAACAGAATTGTCGAGTTCGTATTTCTATGCAAATACCATATCGAGTACATTGACGATAACTCCCGCAAATCCTGGCATCGGTGCATTGACGTTGCCGACCCAGGTTTATTCAATTGGTGGAACTTACAGCATTCCTAAACCTACCAGTTCTTCCGACGGTTCTTTCGCGTATACCAGTGGAAATTTGACTGTTGGAACTATAGCTGGAAACGTGTTTAGTATCGGAAATGTGGGAACCAGTACCATTACCGCGACGCAATCCGCATCGGGTAATTATGGCAGTTATTCGGTAAGTGGTAACTTGGTCATTACCCAAGGGGATCCTATTATCGGTTCTCTCAACCTCGTTTCACAAGTGTATGCAACCGGTCGCACATATACATTACCCAAACCTGCCACT